AACCGCCAAAGCCGGGGAAACTAAAAAATCTTTTCACTAGAGTGCTCCTACTTATCGACTTATCACGGGTTGCCCACTTAAATAATTGTAGCGGCGTCACTGCCCAACTTTGTATACCAAGCACCGACTTAACATGGCCTACACAATTATTCAACACGAGCGGACCCCAGTTTGCTTTCGGTTCATACGTTACCTTGATTGCGTTGAGCCCCTGCTCGTTGTAGTGCGCAAGGATGTCGAAGTCTAATTCGGCTTCGGCCCTTACCCGAGGCAGCCCTTGGTGCCAGTCGTAGCTCACCCACGACTTCGCACGTTCGTCAGCGATGATGCACCACACATGGCGATACTTCTTATCCAACAGCCATGCGAAGGGATGCTCATTCTCGGGGCCAAAAACTAAAATCGCATCCATGCCAATCGTCCCTATCACAAACGTGTGCCGCCGTCTAGTGTATTGGGTCGTACTCGTGGACGGTCTCGTCCTGGGTTCGAGGCACTTGCGACGTCCTGCCGGCCACCGGGAATACATACGTCAACGCCAATGCGTCACCGAGGTCAGGCGATGACAGGCCGCGCTTCTTGGCCTCCTCTTTCTTTTCGAGCTGGATGTCGTTGCGCATGTTGTATCCGTATTCGAGGGAGGTCAGGTCGATACGCAGGTCGTCATCGTCCGGCAGTCGGATGCCGTCTTTTATCGCCAGCTTGAGGTTGCTCCACATCTGAGCACGCAGGTTGGCGTACCCTCGCTGCGTCGCCTTGGACCCGAAGTTGATTTCGACGACGTCTAGGCCGAGCTGCCGGCACCGGTCGACGACACCACCTCCGACACCACCGCCATCGATGAACACTGCATCGGGTCGCCGCTCATCCGCAATGCGTGACACCTCCCCGGCTAGGTGCATGGTGTCGACGCTGCGATACCGATAGATGCCTGGGCTCTCGGCGTCCCGGCCCTGCCGCATGTAGATGACACTCTCATCGTCACCGAAGCGTGCGACGTCGACGCCCATGATCAACGGGTCGGACGGTGCGACGACGACGTCCTGATTGATGCAGGCGGTGACCCAGTCGGTCGGGATGAACTGCAGCTCCCCGGCCTCGGGGAAGACACCGAGCACCCGTACCTTGACGAAGTCAGAGTCGATGCCGTAGTCCTCAATCCATCGGGCGAAGACTTCCTTGTTGGTGATGGCGACGTCACGGCTGTCGATGTGCCGGCGGATGAACCGGTGCCGAAACTTGCCGAGCATGTTCTCGAAGAAGCGCCCCGAGTTCCGAGTTGGGTTGCCCCAGTCGAACGTCATCGGCTCACCGTCGGTCAGCCCACCTTCGCGGACCTCGAAGATTTTGTCAGGGATGGCAGACGCCTCGTCGAAGATGTAGAACGGCGTCGAGCCGGCGCTGTGCAGTCCGGCGAACGCCTCGCTGTTTTCTTCCCGGCACGTCTGTGCGTCGACCCTCCACGTCTCACGATGCAGCTTGTTGTACATATTCATCGACCCACCGCCGCCGGCATTCAGCACCCACCAGTGTTTGGTCAAACTTATATGGAACCAGCGCCCAAGCTCGGCCCAGGTCTTAGTGCGGAGCTGCTCGGCTGTGTTCGCCGTCACGATGCCCTTGGCGAACGGTCGCGTGTCCATAATCCATCTGATGATCCACGCGGTCATGCACGACTTGCCGATGCCGTGGCCGCTGGCGGTGGTGAACTGGATCGGGTTGACGGCGGTGACGCCATCGAACCTCCTGCTCTTTACCTCGGCACCCAGCTCGGTCAAGAACTCACGCTGCCAGACGTCGGGACCGTCACGCCCTTCGAGGGAGCCACTCCCCCAAGGGTAGCTCACCAGGACGTGGCGCAATGGGTCGGCGTAGCAAGCTGCCATCTCGTCGGCCAGCTCGGCGTCGATACTCTCAGCGTGCGAGTGGGTCATAATCGTGGACGGTCTCGGTGATGCCGGTCGCCGGCTTGCCGATGCACTCGGCGCGTAAAGTGTCTGACGTCTTCTTCTCGCCGCACCGCCGGCAGACCTGCATCGGCCCACTCCCCGGCGGAGCGTCGCCCCAGTCGTGCGCCTTCGAGATGTGAGCACCTCCCGGCGCTCGGCCTTCATTCTGTTCGCTGTACATCGTCAACGCTCCTCCTCGTACATCAGCAGTCTGGCTCGGCCATGCTGCAGTCGCGTCGCCAGCTCGTCGCCGCGTATCGTCACATCGGCCTTCTCGCTCGGGTAGACGTCAGTCAGCTTCCCAAGCTCTCGGTACGCTCCGGTCAGCGCTCCGGCGTTACCAGTCTCCGTCGCCAGAGCTGCCGCATCCTTCTGTCCCTGTATACAGTAAGCCAAGTC